CATTTCAACCATACGGCAAACAAAATATATGCTACATACAACGTATTACGTCCATAGAAATGGAAATATTAGATTATTACAACAAAATTCATAACATCAATAAAAACAAAATACCGGTATTGACGAAAAAAATGTATTCGGGAAACATACGAACGATTTTGAGTAATTATTCAAAATGTAATAATATGTTAACCGTCAAAATATCTGGTGTTTGGGAAACTACTACCGAAATCGGTCTGGCAATCAAGATAATACATAATACAGATTACTAAAACATTCTACCATAACGTCTAACTGGTGTAGCAACTACATTTGTAGTGGGTTTGGCAATACTAGTTTCGTTTACGTTGAAATGCTGAATATCTACAACACCCGTTTCTTCATTAATGACATAGGTTACGTCGGATAATGTATTTAAACCATCAGTTCTTGGTATATTATATTCTTTGGGATTTCGTGTTTGTAATCCATTCGTATTTTGTTTTAATTTAAGGACATTCCCATGGTTAAATGGATAGAACTGTGAATAATCTACAGATAGCCCCTTTTTATCAGCCCTATTTTTAAATATAATGTCTTCATATCCCCATTCCCACATATTCGGAAACCCATTTGTTTTTTCAAAATCCCCGGCGGTGACAGAAAATATCCCACCGAGAGCATATTTAAATCCATAAAAATGTTTAATCGTTCCTTGGGTAGTTTCATAATTCATCGTATGGTTATCGTAGGGCATAACGTCAATATCATTAAATACAAGTGTAATGTTCTTGTAATAAGTAGGGTATTGATTTTTAAGGATTGAGAACCCGATGTTTTTCATGGCTCCGCGGTTAAATTTGGTAGCATTATTCTGCTGAATATAATAAATTTTATAATAATTGTCTGGCTTACCCTCTAATACTTTTAGCATTTGTGCTACGAAAAACTCTTTTTCTAGATATTTGTCACGATAAGGAACAATGAATACAATTTTTGGTATTTTGCGCTCGAAGCGTTTTTTCGCATCTTCTACAAGGTGTTTTCTTGCTTCTATTTTTTCGTAATATTCTTGGACCTGATTTGTAATAGATGGATTTACGTCAGGTTCATCTTCACTATCGGAATTTATTACCTCGTCACTAGTCATCATAGATGCAATGTAATCTTCCATCGACATATTCGAGGGAGGTTTTGTAATCGGTTCAGGTTGTTTTGCTTCCGGTTGTTTTGCTTCCGGTTGTTTTGCTTCAGGCTCATCTTCACTATCGGAATTGATTACGTCATCATGCGTCATCATAGATGCAATGTAATCTTCCATCGACATATTCGAGGGAGATTTTGTAATCGGTTCAGGTTGTTTTACTTCCGGTTGTTTTACTTCAGGCTCATCTTCACTATCGGAATTGATTACATCATCATGCGTCATCATAGATGCAATGTAATCTTCCATCGACATATTCGAGGGAGATTTTGTAATTGGTTCAGGTTGTTTTACTTCCGGTTGTTTTATTTCAGGCTCATCTTCACTATCAGAATTTATTACTAAATCGCGTATTCGAGTTTGTTCTAGAGAGGTTTTCTTATCAGATAACAAATTCTCAATATAAGCTTCCATATGGAATCAGTCTGTATATACAATTAGAAGACAAAATTGTGTATACACATAATGCGATATATTTACTTGAACGCATGCTTCATTGTATCAAAGAATCCTTTGTAATTAGGCGAAGCATCATTGCATTTTGGTTTTCCGAATAGAAATTTGTTATAATCAAATCCATTATGACCGAATTCGATTTTTTTTTCACCCAAATAGTGAATAAACCCGACGAGGGTAATAGGTAATACTGCTGTTAATAAATATTTCTGCATAGTTTTAATTGTATCTATTTTTTCTGTAATGTTCTGTGTAGGCATCTTATCATCGGTGTCGGGACTGACCGTATTATCCCCAATTTTACTGCGATTTATTTGATTTTCGGATTCAATCTGTGTTAGGTAAACATGTGAAACATATATAATAGCGAATATGCCAAATACTAAAAACCAAATAATGTAATTAAGCTTGGATAAAAACATAAAAAACACATACAACAATACAGACACGTATACAAAATTAGTTGATGTATACAAACTAGGTCTAGTCAATACGACAAAAAACATTAACGATAAGAAACCGAGTATATGTTTTACTATCATGTTGTTTGAAAAGACTGCCTGAACGCGACATGGAAATATTTCACCTAAATAATTAGCAGACATCAATAATGATAAAATAATAAACGGATGGGTAAGTTCCGGTTCAATATTAGAAATCCATTCAAACATGGTGTATAATAAATACTCATAAAAAAGTTTTTGTTTACAGTGATTTGAATGATACATTGTGTTTAGAATTACGCATACTTATTCAAGACTGCTTTAGGCAAGAGTTGGTCGCTAATGACATCTAGTTTTTTAAAACATTTGTTTATAGTTACTTCACTGACCCCCGATATTTGCTTAATCTCTTGTTTAGTAAGTGTTAAATTACAGTGTTGTGAAACGAAGTAAATAACTCCTGCGGAAATTGCATGTGGTATATTGTCTGTAATAATGTTGTTCTTTTCAATCTTAATTGCTACAAACTTAGAAAGCATAGTCAGCTCGTTGTTTATGTTTAATTTACTACAATACCTTTCGATAAACGAACTTGGTAAGGTAGCGCATAATTCAGCTTGTTGTGAAGGGTCAATACTCCTCTCAATATTATGTAAAATATTTACCGCCATAGAACAACCATTCGTGGCACTCGTTTTATCTAACTTGAAAATCTCAGCGATTTCGTGTGCGGTTCGCGGACATTCATTCAGACGACATGATATGTATATAGACGCCGCTTTAATGCCATCGCGATTCATTCCACGAAACATTTTCTGTTCGGATATATCTTTGTAAATAATCATAGCATGGTCTATAAATATACGAGGAACACCCGCGTTTTGTGCCATTACTGTAATGAATTGAAATTCTTCATATAACGATTTTTCACGATGTGGCATTGATTGCCACTCCGTCCATTTTCTTATCTTTTTCATTTCGTAGGATGATTTATTATTGCATATCACTTTACACCCAAATGATGACTCTACTAGTAATGGATTTATTGGATTTCCGCAACGAGTAGGGTCTTTGGCATTTTTATCTTCCGACCCATAGAATCTCCACTCAGGAGAGTAGTCCAATGTGTCTTTGTAGATTACCCCGCACATAGGACCCGTACATGTAGGAAACCCATTCTCCATAATCATAAGAGGAGACTGACAGAGATTACATACCTCAGCATCTTTCGCATACACACATTCGATTACTTCCTTTTGTTTGTCGTGAATATCAGATTTATCATTATCGTAAATATCCCATAATTTAGATTTGTCATTATTTGAACGATTTACTTTTTTCTTTTGAGTTTTTTGTTTGTTTGTTGTTTTTACTAAACCACTATCACTGGTATCTTTAGATAAAACGCAAACAAGTTCAGACATTTAGTTTGTATTGATATTTATTAATACAAGTTTATACGCGCTTTTTATTTGTCCGTTATTTCTCATTCTTTTTTCAATTTTATATCGGTATATTGTAAATAATGGCAGATAAACTAATTCACATCGGACAAGAAATGGCTGGGAATGCTATAAACACAGTAGCAGAACAAGCAAACGATTTCGTTCAAGACGCTTCGGATAAGGCAGCCACGGATAAAGCCTCGACTTTAGGAGAACAAATCGCAAATTATACATGTGACAAATTAAACGAAAAGATTCCTAACATTGTAGGTTCGATTACCAATGAAGTTATTAGCAAATTGAGAACAAAAATCGATAGTGAGGAGTTTACAACCAACTTTATAAGCGTTCTGCGAGACAAACTGTTAGATAATGAAGAATATACCGACAAATTTTTATCTAAATTTGACAGATTGTTTGATACAATTATTAAGGATGCTAAGGATAGACACGATAAAAAAGAGTTAGCTAACATGTCAGAAGTAAACAAACCTTCATATGAAGGTGCTGGCTATCATAAACAAACAAAGCGAACACGCAAACCTTCTCACAAAAAAACCAAACGGGTTAGATTTTCTACGAAAAAGTAACTTTTTTTTCCAAATTTTCAAGCATTTCAGGTTTATACACTAAAGCCCCCGTTGGTTTATATTCATCTGTATCGCTATATTCGCGACGCGCTTTTTGTAAATTATTTTGTTCTGTATTAAATAAATTACCCGCAGCGTCGTTATCTTCCTCCTCCTCTTGTGTTACTACTACATTTCCTTTCTCATCTATCACCATACCGGTTTTATGGCGTATTTCGTCTCTTACATAATTTGGTATCCAATTCGCCCAGGTTATAAATAGGGTTGCCGGGTGAATATACCGAACATGAAACCCATTTTCTTCTAGTTTTGCGACTAAATAACCTATACAATCGCCTTGTTTATACACGGGTTCTCCAAATATATATTCAGGGACTTGAAACCAAATGTGACTTTCATGACGTTTGCTTCTGGATGTGAATTTTATACGACTATGGACTCTATTTAATAGTTTATTATAAATACTGCGTTCTTTCAAGTCGCGTTGCTGTTTTTTTTCAAACAAGTCATCTATATTCATTCGTTCAATATCGTCTGTTTCATCAGTATGAATAAACACGGACATTTATAATATACAAGTAATAAGAAAAAATATAAAAAATTATTACGTATATTTACATTCATAAATACATTCATAAATACATTCATAAATACATTTACACATTCATGAATAAACCCTACAAGCATCCCGAAATGATTCGTCATATCGTTTGTTCGGGTGGGGGTGTTACCGGCTTTTCGTTTTATGGGATATTAAAAGAATGTTATTTACGTGGATTGTGGAAGTTAGAGAACATAGAAACTATCTATGGCACTTCGGTCGGTTCTATTTTTGCGGTTATACTTTCTCTTAATTATGATTGGAAAACTATGGACGATTACTTAATAAAACGCCCTTGGCAAAACGTATTTAAATTCAATCTGTATTCTATCTTAGATTCTCTTCAACAACGAGGAATTTTCGGTATAAAAACAATTGAAGATACATTTTCCCCCCTTTTTTTAGGCAAAGATATTCCAATTGATGTTACCATGAAAGAGTTCTATGACATTACCAAAGTAGAAATCCATATTTTTACAACCGAAATTATGAATTTTGAATTGGTAGATATATCGTATAAAACTCATCCTGATTGGCGAGTAATCGATGCTGTATATAGTTCTTGTTCTATACCTATCATTTTTTCGCCATTTATAAAGGGGTCAAAATGTTATTGTGATGGGGGATTGTTATTAAACTACCCACTTGATAAATGTGTTGAAAATGGCGCGAATCCAACCGAAATTATCGGGTTATGTAGCGATACGACCGCAAACAATGTAGATGTAATGAATGAAAACTCGTCCTTATTAGACTATATCATTGTCATCTTAAAAAAGATAATTGCTGCGTTTTTACCAAAAGTGAAAAGTGCGATTGTGAATGAATTTACAATTGGGTCTCCTGAGATTTCTATCTATGACATTGTTACTACAACGTCGAATGTTGATAAACGGATAGAATTAATACAAAATGGGGTTGATGTAATATGTGAACTATTCACATCAACAGAAACTATTTTAATGGGAAATGAGGACCAGCTTATTCCATCAACATAGAATCTACAAAATGTTCTAATGTACTTGCTGATATTTTGGAATCAAATTCAATTGTATTCTTGTCCTTTACCATTTTAACCGTGGGATAAGATTCAATATCGTATTTACTAATCATGTTTTGAACGTCACTGGTTTCGTCAGTACAGTTCACATCCACACATTTGGTAATATATCCATTCACCTCCTTGTTGTTAAACTGTTTTTTGAAGTTTTCCCATTCCGGTAATGCGGTCTTACAATGAGGACACCAATCAACATGAAAGAACATTACACTGACTTCCTTATTTCTGCGATTTGCGTTGGGTACGTCGGCAAACTTATTTTCTTGCTTTTTTACAAAATATGCATTGTATCCGTAATTCGCAGCATATCCAAAAATAATAGCGGCTAGTAATATTACTACATATTTATAGTAAGGACGAACTATTTTGTTGACAACTTCAACTAATCCAGGCATTATATAGAATATACATATACTTTTTGTATTGTAAAAACGAATAAAATTTAGTAAAGAATATTTTATCAGAGAAGTATAACTTAACATGGGGAAAAATAAAACAGTAAAACATAAGAAGACATATTCTCTAAATGATTACAATAGCGGCGATGGTATGTTAACCAGTGTATGGGGTCCTAGTATGTGGCATTCACTGCATACTATTAGTTTTAATTATCCAGTAAATCCAACCAACGCCGATAAACACAATTACCGTGATTATGTATTTTCGATGAAACACGTATTACCGTGTGGAAAATGCAGAAACAATCTACGTGATAATTTCAAAAAGTTGCCTCTTAAAATGAAACATATGGAAAATCGTGAAACGTTCTCGAAATATGTCTATGACTTACATGAACTGATAAACACTATGTTAGGTAAGAAATCGGGATTATCCTATGACGATATACGGGAACGATATGAAGATTTTCGTGCTCGGTGTACGATATCTCTGAAAGAACTAACGCCAAAAAGAACAACTTATAAGAAAAAGGAAAATGGATGTACGGAACCGTTATATGGAGAGAAATCGAAATGCATACTGAAAATTATACCCAATACCGACAAAGAAGACACTTTCCAGATTGATGAAAAATGTGTTAAGAAGGTAATTCAATAATGATATATTTAGTAATTTGTAATTATATCATTGCCATAGCGGAAATATATTTTAAATTATATATACCAATAGATATAAATGACAGATATTTCCATAGAAAAACCCACTACTAAAAAACAAAAGTATATTCCTTTTTGGGGCGAGGACCCAAATGTCTTGTTTGCGTCTAAGTATGTAATGGAATTTTTCCCTACTGAGAACATGACCTACGAACAGAAATTAAACTCGGTAACTCGCACGGTTATTATATTGACGCTAATTAGTACCCTTCTTTATGGGGGTATTCGTCATCTAATTATTGGAACCATTACCATCGGCTCTATTTTCATCCTTCATCATTATCACCAAAAAGAGAAGGTCAAAGTCAACTCTAAAAAGGTTGTCGAAGAGGTAAAGGAAGGATTTGGAAATCCCGCAATGGATTTGCTAACTCAAGGTGGGGAAGAAATACCTACGGATATATTTGATGAACCTGAACCTAGTAATCCATTTAGTAATGTTATGATGACCGATTATGATTATAATCCAAACAAGAAACCCGCACCAGCAGCATTTAATCAAAATGTAAACGATAAAATTTTAGACAGTGCGAAACAGATGGTGATTGAATCCAACCCAGACCAACCAGACATCGCAGATAAATTGTTTAAAGATTTAGGGGATCAATATGTATTCGAGCAATCACTACGTCCATTTAGTTCTAACCCAACTACTACCATACCAAACGACCAACAGGCATTTAGCGAATTTTGTTATGGAAGTATGACTTCATGTAAAGAGGGCAATAAATTTGCTTGTGCTAGAAATTTGTCGCGTCACACCAACTATTAAGTTTTTACAATTTCCATATAATAATTGCTTTATATAGAAATTCATTCTCTAACTATAGTATAAATATAAGATGTCCACAGTTAGCCCTTATTTGTTCAATAATACCGACCGTATCGGTTCTGATAAAAACGACCAAACACAAAATAACGTCCATAATACTAGATATACAAACCACAATTTAGCAAGCTTTTTTAGCGAAAATACTTCATCTCAACACGTTAACTTTGCCGTTCAGCAACCCACTATGACGTTTAGTGGTATTTCCCACGGAAATGGACTCAATGGAAATGTTATCGACGACGAGTCAAATCTCGTTATTAAAACCGAGCAGACCAAACCTTTTGAGAAATTACAATTGTTTCAACGCCCTTTTGCTAGCGTGCCTTACTTAGGACGCGGTAGCTGTGACCCTGCTCTTGAATCTCAACTTCAGCACGGTGAGGTGGTTGCTGGCAAGAAGAGTGTATCTACTATCATGGATAAATCCTTCTCTCAATACCAACTGTACCCTACCGATGACAAGATGGAAGAACGTGTTAACGACGCATCTTACACTGTCGAAGAGGCTGCTCTTGATGGATGGGTTCGTGGAGGCAAATCTACTCGCGAAATGTCGAATGACGAAATCATGCAGCAAAATAACCGTCCCAACGGAAATTTTTAAGCTGATGTCGTAATATTCATATAGTATATTTTGTACTATATGAAGTGTTGGATTCTTATATAGGGGATACAGAAGTCCAATTCCAACTTTTAAATCCATTTATTTTATTACATTCGTTATTATAAAGTCTTATAATATCTGAATTTTTGTTTTTATTTTGTAAAATTTTTTTATTGGTACTTATATCACTTATGTATTCTGTATTTGAATCGAAATGTAAAAAATTTATATTGTTTTTTATACCTTCTTTTCCTTTAAAACTACTTGTTTCTTCTAATTTTAAAAATTTATTTACAGCACGTCCCAATACGCCTGGACCTGAAAAATCTAATTTTGATTCTGGTATGTTATTATTCTCTACATTAAAAACGATTCTATTTATAGCATCTAAAAGAATATATGACTTTGGCACACTACCAATAAATCCACATGCCAAATTATGTTCTCCTTCTCTGGGATTTAAATTTAAATCTATTGGAACTATAAAATCAATATTATCACTGGTTAAATCATTTAATTTACCCATACATAAGGTATCAATATCAGCATAAAACCCTCCATGAATGTATAATACACAATAACGCCATAAATCACATTTATAAGCTCCTGGTATTATTTTGTTATAAGCATTTACTACATTTTCTTCAAAATTCTCTTCAATAAATTTTAATCTTTGTTCTGAATTGTGAAATATATATTCATAATCAGGATTAAATTCTTTCCATTTGTCTATAATCTTCTGAAATTCTGGTTCAATGTTAGTAGTTTCCCAACTTTGAAATAGTTTCTTTGGGATATTATTTGAATCTAATTTAATAGTATTATGTCTATTAGGATCTAAAATTATTTCATACATTAAATTTTTATCTAAACAATTAGGGTCTGGTCTATAATATCTTAAATTATATGCATTAATTGATTGAAAATAAATATTTGCTGTATATTGTATTTCAGGAGCATATGTATCTTTATTATTGGTTAATATTGAGTCAAATTTATATGAAAAATTACGAAATCCTATATTATTCCATAGTTCATCGCAATTATATATTTTATCATATTTAATTACCTTTTTAATTAATTTATGATTACCGATAAATGTTGTATCTGGTGAAAAATAAATATTATTTTCCAAATTTGTATTTTTTATATTAAGATAAATATCATTACTGGGAATATTTTGTTTTATAATACAATCAAATACCCGAGCATATAAAATATCAGAAATATCTAATTTATTTACGAAACAATATTGTTCTACCAATTCAATTAATTTATATTTTCTATAATAGAACCTTAAAAGATAATCATTTGGTAGAAGGGTTGAGTTAATATCATCTTCAGTTCGTAACGAACGAGGAAAATGTTTATTATTTTTTTTTTGGAGAATAAGTTTGTTATAATAGTTTATCTCTTCTTCTACATATTTCTTGCTGTAATTCAATGTTTCCATAGTTTCTATAAAACCTATTTTAATATTAAATTCTTTACAAATATTTTCAATATACTCATAATGTTTGTCACGCACATAATTTTTCTCATCTAATAAAATAAAAATATAAGCGTGTTTATAATTTTGTAATATAGGTAAGAACTCTGATAAATTATTTCTAAAATTGTTTTTAAATGTCCTTAATTCTCCATACGTTAGTAAACATAAATTTTCCTTACTTACATCATTATTAACTTTAATTGTGTTAATAACTTCTTTATTGACAAAAATACTATCTATTTGCTTTTCATTACTGTTATAAGAATTAGATAATCTAATAAAATTGTTTTCTAATAAATTAAAAATATCTTCAGTTAATTTTTGATTTTCCCAATACTGTATGCTTTCAGATTCAATATGTAAAAATTTTATATAATTTAAATACTTTCCAACCCCTTCCAATATTTCATAACTACAACCTTCTACATCTATTTTACATATATCTATTGATTTTATGTTATTATCTTCAATATATTTGTCTATTCTTATAGAATTAATTACGACAGTGTTATATTCTTCTTCATCCTTTACAATATCTTTATTCCTATTTCTTAATGAACTAATTCCATAATTATTGTTATCTTTAATAATATTGAATTTTGCTGTTCCATTATAATTATTAATGGCACAAGCATTAACTTTAAAAGATGGATATTGTTTTTCTATATTTTTACAATAGTTTGGAACCGCTTCAAAAACATGAACATCTCTAACCTTACAAATTTGAGATAATACATTTGCGTCAAATCCATTCATAGACCCTATTTCAAAAATATTATTTAAATTTAAATTAAATTCATTAATCACATTCGCAAAATCATTCATACTGAATGCGTGTTTATTCAAATTCAAATTCAAATTCACATTCAAATAGGTTCTAATTTTTAATACATTCATATAACTTTCAAATTTATTCACATATTTATTTCGCTCTTGTTCTATAGCTTTGAAATCTATTTCATCATCAATATTTATTGGTTCATCCGAGTCTATATCAAATTCTAATGCATTTTCTATTTGTAAATATTTATTAGCAGTTTTTGCCATAATAGGTTTACATAATGTAGATAATGCGAATTGCATAGAACCACTACAACTTCTTCCTGTATTATGACCGTTATAATCATTATAATTAATAAAAATATAAGAACTTTTATTTAGTTCATCTATCATTTCAGTTGTGTCAATTGCTATTTTAAAATGTATATCAAATTTATTTTTATCAAGTATAGACATAACTTTCATATTTATTTTTTCGATATACCTAACAAATATATTTAATTTAATTTTATTATTTGAATGTAAACGGTTTACTATTGAAAAATTTATTCCATACCCAGCACCAATAATATTAACAGTGTTGTTTTGTGCTTTATTTTGAAAAATATTTAAATTATAACAAGGATATACATAATCTAAACTGCTATTATTAAATTGTGCAACATTTAAGTAATGTTTATGGTTTGGAGTTCTTATTTTATAGTAATGGTTTAAACAAATAACATTGTTAGAAATCCATTCACTTTTAAACAATGGGTCATCATCAGTAGAGATAAAATAATAAGAATATTGACTTGTATTTCCATTAAAATTCTTATAATCAATAATATTGAAATTATTGAAATAATTATTATAGAAATCTATCCATCCCGTATTATTTTGAGTATTTGTAAAAATATCAACTTCAAAATCATTATTTTTGGCATAATTTAAAATGAACCCAAACATTTCATAATGAAATGCAAAACTATTGAATATACCTATTTTTTTGTTTTGGGGTTTTACACGAGTTGAAATTAATGAATTCACTAATTTACTCGGTATTTCTATCTCATTTTCGTAATTTACAACGTGGGTGTTTTCAAAATTGGGATTAATAGTAGTTAATATTTGTTTTAATATCTTTATAGAATACAATTCATCTGATTCTATAGTAAATGTTTGACGAACAATAGCTGACAATGTTTCTAATTCATAAATTAACAAGTTTTCTTCTTTAAAAATCATTTTACTACTATTTTGCTTTGAATATGGTTTGTTTATTATTCCAATGACATGAAATTTTTCAGTTCTATTATTTATTGTTTTATATATTTGTTTTAAATCACTTACTATTTTATCTATATTAGTTCCATCTTGATGAACTGTTGTATCATCGCCCCAACTTCCTATTGGTTGAAAAAATGCGATATAAACTTTATTAATATTATGTTTATCAAATAAATTTATAAAACGCTTTGTTTTACGTTTCATACTATCATATACAGTAGGATTTCCCATGTCATGATGAAGAAAAATATCATTTCCGTATTTAATAATACCTTGGTTGTTATTCGTATAATTATCTTTCTTTAAAAAATCTACAAAGTTATTATTTATACAATCATTCACCATTGGTATATTCGAGCGAATATAATCAAATGGTAATGATGTATAACGGTAGTTTAACTTCTCTAATATTCTTGCAATGTAACAAAATGTACCTATTGGTATTATAACGGTTTTATTGTCATGTAATAGATTTCTCGGTACTTTTCTATCTTGCCAATAATGTATAAATACTGTTTCCTCATTTGCATTTTTAAATCTTCCAACGCCCTTACCATCAACTGTGTCAGCATATTCTTGGTATATAACCATATTTTGTCTTAACGGTTTATTTTGTTCTATATTCACAATTCTCAACAATTCTTCACATAAATAATGGTAATTCGTTTGTAATATGTGATTTTCTGTATAATACGCATGTTTCAAAGCATTATATATAATTTCGTTTCTAGGATAAGTAGCAATAAATCCATTGAATAAATGTTTGTTTTTAGCAAATGACTTCGCAAAAACCGAATCATAATTTTGTATAATATTATCAATATTTGTCTCAAACATTGCATCACTATCTAAAAACACTCCACCACGCAAATACAAGTAATAATATCGGAATATGTCTGCTTTATGTTGTCCTTGTGTAAAACTATTAAACTTTTGTATAATATTGGGAAACTCAGCGATTGGATTATCTATAAAAAATTGTATACACTCTTTATCTGTGAAATGTGAGTATTTCCAATCAGGACAGTATATATTTATTAGTTCTTTTACATATGGAGGCAATATTTCTTTTGATGTTTGAAAAACATGTTTGGGTATTTCTCTGTTTTGATATACATTTATGATAGGTAAAAACAATTCATCGTATACCGGTCTACTCCTTATTGTCAGGTCTTCATTCATGACTCCAACTGTTCCAGCATTGGTATTTATGTATTTTACAAACTGGTTAAATTGAGATTCTAATATGGTGTAGTCAATATTTACGTCGTCATTATGTTCGTTATCATACACCTTAAAATAATGTTCTGTTTTTTCTCGCGTTCCAGATAATCTTTCTTTGATAGCGCCAAAATTATTGTATAATAGCGGTAATCCAGAATTTATTATTTTCGTAAGTAAATATCCATATGTTTCACCCCATTCATTCAGTAATAAGAAACCATTAATATTATATTTCCTTATAAAATCATAAAACTCATTTTCTTTGTAATATGGAATGTTCTGTCCTACTATTTGAAATTGAATGGTATCACACTCATATTTGCTTTTTAAATAATTCACGTATCTTTCACCTTTGAATTTACATAATGGAGAGAACACGCCAATATTCATACATTTATTTTGTATTTCGGGTATGTTTTTGATTCCAACTTGAATGTTATAGTCACTTGGATAGCACACTATAAAATTAGATGAGTCAAAATGCTTTGAATATACATCATGTGTAAATTGAGAATTCATAATCACTTTATCAGCTAATAACAACAGTTCAGTTATATCGGTCGATACATCAATATTGTTACTTAAATACGCAGATGGTATATCATATGTATATTGATGCTGGTCTTTACATAGCCAAATAAAATCATGTATACTAATAAATAAGTTGAATTTATATTTATTACGAACATCGATAATGTCGGTAATTTTGATATCACAATTTAACAAATTTTGTATAAATAGTATGTCTTTATTACTATAATCATTTGTGCATAACATTTCCTTATTTTTTACAAAAATATATTCATAGTTGTCATACATTGTTATAATATCATTAATATATTTCTCAACTCCTCCTTTTTTATTATTGTGAATAATAAAAACTCGTTGTTTTGTTGATATTATGTCAGTATTGATACTTTGTATAATTTCATAATCACAATTATCGTTTTTATACATCATTTTAAAATATTTAATCAATTCTTCGTCAGAGCAACCTTTATAACCATAGCATTTCATTCTACCAAATCCTAATGAATTCAATTTAATCCATAATTCTTGCGTTGTTATTTTATTACTTAACACCAAAAAATCGTTTTTACTATTTTGGTATAATTCTTTCAATCTATTATTGTCAATAGCATCATTAATAATACAATATTGTTTATTGTAATCCAAATTAATTCGAGAGTTCATTATTTTATGTTGATATTCAGGTCCTCGTTTCCAAATATCAGATTGATTCGTAATATACTGTGGGTCTTCATAAGCGTCTAATTCTTTCATTTTATCTTGAACTCCATATTTAGCATAGAACATAGGACTAATATACTTGGGACCAATACGATTAATTTCTGAATTCCGAATCGTAGAAAAATTATTTCCTTCGTTATTCATATATTGAATATATTGTGCTTTATTATTTTTCACAACCTTGTATTTACTACAACATGTTCTGAGAAGAATTTCATAATCATCACATATAGGCAAATATTCAGAATAACTTTCGAGTTCCATTAGCACTGCACGATTCCAAATGCGAGGATGATTTGGTAAACAAATTAAACGACTCAATGTAACATTATTAATATTTGGAGTATTATAAATAAACCTCCACTGATTATCAATTAATTCACTATAATATCCTCCATAACCTTTACAAAGGGTGTTATCGGTATATTTACAATTTTGTCCATCGCGAAATAAATTAATAGTATCACCATATACAAATCCTATTTCTGGGTCTGATTGGAAAATATTATAAGAATCCAATAAACAATCTTTTAGTATCTCATCGTCATGATCCATTTCTAATACATATTTACCACGACATAATGATATAGCTTCGTTTTTAACATTACCTATATTACCACTGTTTTTATCTCTCTTATATAATCGAATGCGATTATCGTGAGATAAGGTATCTCTTAGAAAGGTAAAATGTTCGTCTTCTGGCGTGTCATCCATAATAACCCATTCCCAATCCTTTAATGTTTGTTTTTTTATCGAATCATACGCAGTATTTATATAATCGTAACTTTTAAAACACGTAGTGAATATAGAGAATATAGGTCTGGTTTTTTCCCTATTATCAATTACATTTGTAATGTAACAATAATTTACATTATGATTGAATTCCTCTATATTCGATATATTGTTTTTATGAAACCATCTACTAGAAAATCGCGACGGTATTTCCGCAGAAATATAATCATATTCGTCATATGTATCTCCATAGGTAACTAATAAATGATAATTATGATTGTATAATTTATTCAATTCACGAATATCATTTGTAATATGAATAGAACACATGAGCGATTCCTTATTAATTTCTATAAAGTCATCTATTTTAGAATATTTATCATGTCGAAAAAATAGAACTTGCGGATACCTAGACGTAGACATATATAAAGTATGTGTCTCAACGTCTTTATTATGATTCAAAAGTATATGTTATTTCTTCTGTTGTACACGATAATATAGGTGTTTGTTCTAATTCGATGTATGAAAGATAACGGCATATTTCTATAAACAAATCTTCAATCGCCATATTGTATTTATTGCTATGCAACAACATCAAAAAAGCATTGGTTAACGCTCCTACCTTCTTTTGTAGTAAATCATTATAGTTCTCCATACTGAGTTGCTTATCAGTTGAACCACTAATCGCACAGATATTTGTATTTTCGTGTTGATTCGAATTGATATTCGTTTTAGTAAGTTGATTGTCAATATATTGTACCGACCAAGGTAAGTCGCATATACTTCCACTATGACAACAATCAAACAATAAAAATAACCTGCAATTTACGTCTTTTATTATTGAATATATGTCATCGTCCAATATCACTCCATTTGTTTGGAAATCGTTTGGAATTAACACACTATCTATATTTTCCTTCTCATCATTTGACCGGTCACGGCGAATTGAACCATGTCCGCTATAATGAAACCATAATTCGTCGCTGTCTGCTTTGTTTGACATAAATTCCCTCAATTTGTGGATAATATTTTTCTTTGTTGGATAGAATTCTCTGTCTTCCGTATCGTCTCGTAATACCGTGATATTTGTGGCTTGGTATCCTAGTTCGGCGATAAGCATATCTCGCATTCTAAGCACATCGTCAATACAACCTGTTAATTCAGAGTTATCAATTCCCTTGTAGTTGATTCCTATCAACAAAGCAAATTTCATAGTAATCTATTTACAGAAATTATGTTTTACAAAACAAATGATACAAATGAAATTTTACAACATAAATTATAATCACATAGTGTATAAATGGAAAAGTCAGGTTCGACTATTAGTAATATACAAGTTCCATCAGACCAACTTTTCAAAGTACATTATTTGGATTCAAGTAAGACTGAAAATAAGATTATTGTCTTTTCCAATAGCAATGGACCGGTTAATTTAAATGAAATGTTTAGCGAAGAAGATATCGTAAATATTGAACTAAATAAGATTGATGTCGTGTTCTCGTCACAACAAATTTATAAAGACGATACAATCCGGACTATAAAGAAGAAAATTATAGTAGAAATTGGTAAAAACGTGATTTCCTACCCAGAATTGTATCTTTTCTCCAAAATCGAAAGTGACCTCTCTCTCTTCCAAATCTACAATTATGTCACCCAAGACGATAAAGTCCCCTTAGATTCGGTTATGTTAGGACAACTTCTACACAATTTAGGTGTTAATGATATATCGGTTGTTGATAACATACCCGTACAAGATGTTTATACATACAATGACTTAACCACGTTCTTGTCGTTCCTAGAAAACAAACAGGAACTCTGGATACCAGTAGGTCCTCGATTTACAGACAACCATCTAGAATTATTATTTCAAGCGAATCCATACAATATTATTAACGCAGACAACAACCCATTTCAATATACGAGCAACAACCCATTAATATCATTCGAGAACAATGTCTTATTATCATATGGCGATTTGATACATAATACTATATATGCTACCTCGGTATCTGATGTTCTCGAGTATGGTAAGTCAATACAGTTGGACGATGAATATGTCATACCTCTCTATTTCCCATTATTAGAGAAAATGGACGTTTTCACTGGTTCTGATATAATTGAGAAAAAACAACTACTCTTGGCTGAGAATGACAAATTATACGATAGGAGTTTTGGTAAAATAGAGGACAATTTACAGACTATGTATCAAGTATACAATGCAGGGTCTCGAGAGGATATCAAATACTCGCAAAATGGGATTCAGATGATAGATTTCACTATTCACCCGTCCTCAAAGGTAAAACTTCCACTCGATGTATTGTTTAAAAATATGCATTCGACCAAAGACATACCGTTTATTAAGTACAATCCAGGAGCTCGTTTTGAAAAAATGTACCGAGTGTATTCTGAAGATATTACCCAAACAGGGCAACAAATCCCATTCTTGTCAAAAGAAGAGATTATGACTTATTCGAAAAATATCGGTAAGTCACTTCAAATAGCCTTGGTGGTACAAGGTAACATGAAGGATAAAAATTTCGACGTAATTATTAGTATTAATCAAAATGGGGATGTCAATGTTATGTGTGATTTCTATTCAAAAGAGTTAGAAATACCTAGAAGTATTGCGGTTTTTTCATTGCCGTCTATAGCGGAATTGGAAATTTACATTGACGGAGTCGTTAATAATACGATTACCACATTGAACCAATATCTACAAGGATTAGGTTATACATTACAACCCTTTATCAATCTTACACATAAAAATGTTGAAATCAAGAATATCAACTACAAAATATGGTCTCCATTAGAAAAAGACATCGCATTTACAGATGTATCGCCATGTTTAACCAGTATGTTTGAAATCCAAGAAATAGAAAAGAATGACCTACAAATGAATTTCAAACGAGTAAACAACTATACACAAATGAACGCAACCAATCGAATGATTACCGATGTATATACTCGAACCAACAGTGAAAAAGACGTCATTAGTTCTCTCGTATTAAATTATAATTATACCGAACAAGAAGCACTTTTAGAATTTACCAAGTATTTAAATAATTTTACGAGGATTAACGGACAGTATGTAAATAAAAACATTGAAATCGTTGAAAATCCGGGGTTTGCCGTTCATATGGGGAAATTACAGACGGGAATGATTCTGCATATCGATGCTACGCAAATTACGAATATACGATATATAGAACTTTTATCCATTTATTTTGATAGCTTTCTACGAGTGTCACAGAAGGTTGGTATTAAGGGAATATCAAAATCAAAAATAACTCAACTCTGTTCTGGTAAATATGATACTGTGAAAGAACCCACCATTGAGAACCTCATTATACCCTCCAATAAATCTATCAGTCCTATTTCACAAGAGGGTGTTCTATTGCGAGATGATGGAGGTGACGAGGACGGCGATGACGATTTGGAGGACGATGATGACGATGATGCATTTTTATATATGGACGATGATGAAGATTTGGAGGAAGATGATGACGATGATTCTATAGACGGAGGTGCTAAAAAATCACAGGTTAAAAAATTAGAACCAAGGAAATATATGTTTGACAAGCTAAAACTACTAGAACCGGAACTTATCTTATCGAAAGAAATCGGACATTATAAAGCTTATTCTCGGGCATGTCCTTCGAATTTAATGAGACAACCAGTTATTCTTACAAATGATGAAAAAACAAAAATAGACGCCGAGAACCGCAATGGTTATGGGTATGCTCTGAAGTATGGGTCGAATAAAGAAAACCCTCACTGGTTTATATGTCCGCGATACTGGTGCCTTGAAACAAATCAACCCTTAACCAAATCTCAAGTTGATTCGGGAAAATGTTCCGGCAATATTCACGAATTTACAGAAAATAGGTTTCATGTAGATAAAGATGGCAATTACGTTCATCATTCGCCCGGATTTTTACCTGACGAGACTCACCCCAAATATGGGGTTCCGTGCTGTTTTAGTAAACAATGGGATTCAACTCAACTTGAAGGTCGCAGACAAAAATGGGGGGTTACTGAAAATAGTATCGACGCACCAAAAGGCACTAATTGGAAAGATGTGATTGATGGAAAAGAACTTGAATTATCGGGGACGGTTGAAGCCAAACAACCTAAAACGGAGAAATCTATCAAAAATACAAAGAATGTCCCGGATGATATAACAACCATAAGGTATTTTTCTAAGTTATCTTTCTTTGAAAATGCTGGCATTTGGGTCTTTTTACCTCGGTCCGTTCAGTTATTTTTAGATGTTGATTACCCATCTATGATATCTTCTGACAATCAACAAAAAATAAAAGAGAACCAACGCGCATATTTATTGTATACAGTAGAACGTAAATATCACCAATCGTTTATAGGATGTATTGCAAGAGCATATGCAGATATGAACGACTATACGACCAAACAACTTCCGGTCCCTACTATCTCGGAAATGCGAAACATTATTGCTGAGTCCATCACATTGGATATGTTTTTACAATATCATAATGGTTCCTTAACATCTACATTCCAACCAAAAAATAAACGAGTAAATGATGATTTCTTACAGAACCATTACAACAGTGTCTTTTATAAATCTCTCGATGATAACATACCCGCACAAATGGACTTTTACGAACATACAGTTGCGTCATTTGCGAAATTTCTTGAATATCTCCGCGACGACGATTCGTGGATAGATTATGTCTATTTATGGGACATTGTTACCTCGCCGAATCCCAAATTATTTACCAATGGATTGAACCTGGTTATTTTAAGTATTACCGACAATGACATTACGGACAATGTCGAACTCATTTGCCCGTCGAATTCATATAGCGCAAAAATACACGATAAGAATAAAAATACACTTATCTTAGTAGAACAAGACAACTATTACGCTATGGTGGCTGTATATGATAACACAGACAGTAATAGTATTGTCAAGCGGGTTTCTACATTTGGGAATAGCGATAAACTACCTGGATTACGTAAGACATTGAAGAAAATACAAAATACTCAACAGAATTATTGTAAGCCTTTACCCAGCATGCCGAAGGAATACAAATACAAACAAAACATCATTGCCGAGACAATGTATGAAATCTTACAGAAATACCAATATGTAGTGGATTACCAAGTATCCAATTATCGTGGTAAAATTATTGGGTTTATTGTACGCATATCCGACGCGAATTCAAATGGTATATTTATTCCATGTATGCCGTCTTCCATTTTACCGGACATTCCTACCCAGTATATGGATAATATCCCATGGATGGACTACGTTACTACCAGAGATACGTTATTTCAAATACATCAAAATACAGAAACCGCGGTGTCGTGCAAACCATTATTAAAGATTATAGAAGATGGACTTATTGTAGGCATTTTAACCGAAACAAATCAGGTGTTACAAGTCAATCCACCTATTAACAATGATGTTGATGATGGTATTGATAGTATTAATGTAAAAGGTTATGCAAACAATGGATATTTTGATGCTGATACAAAAATACAAACGACCAGTTCCGAAGATACCCAGCGAAAAGAGGTCGTTAGAAACATCCGACTTGAAACACAATTCTACTCCTCTTTCAAAACAACAATACGAATATTGTTGAATGACCCATTGTATTCAACCGTGAAAGAAAATATTATTACAATTCTTAAGGATACTCGCTATTTATACCGTATTAAACTCCAAAAATTAGAAATACTTCTCAAACATCTCTTACGTAACACGGTATCGTTTCATGATATGGAAGAAGATGTGTTGAAAAACATGGATGATGTTAGTATTTGTACTGACGATAATCGCGACAAACCTTACTGTATTGTTAAAAACAACAACCAACGTCTTATTATTCCCAGTAAAAACTTGATGAGCGGAATGGAGAACGAAAAACTGTATTTTGGACGCATTGCCGATGAACTTTTACGATACAAACGAGTACGGTTGTTTATGTTAGAACCCAAAAAATACTTGAATATAGGCACCGTTGATTACAGTGTAAATAAAAACGAGGTCATTCTATTACAATCCATATTAACCGATGAATATTGGGACAATCTTGAACCTTTTTATACAAATAAATATATTCGTAATCTGAATTTTGATAATGCTGACCCTGCCATTTCTCAAAAATATTCCTCCGAAATTAGTCTTTCGCAACAAGAAGACGCTGTTGAAACTGGTGATGATAAGTCTCAATTAGGACAATGTGTAAAAGAAGAGTTTCATGGAGTGATTGGAAACAAGCAAAGTAAATGGAGACGGACCTTTCCCGATGATTCGAAAGAAACCTTATACCAATGTTCTCATGTGTGTAGTTACTATTTAGTACAAATGATCTATCAAACACATTATGATAAGGAAATCGGCATGGTTGATATCAAAAAAAGGTTAGTTCGGCTATATAATAACTATGTAGAGAGTCATAAATCCAAGGTTTACGATATATTGCGTAAACAAAATGGTAAGCTGTCTATGATAAACAAGGTCATTCAGAACAAACTTACGATGGAAGATTTGATTATGAGCGAAGAATATTATTTGACGACTTTCGATATGTGGATGTTAGCATCTGATTTGAAATTGCCGATTATGTTATTCTCTCAATCTCCTCTTGAAAACTTGAATTTGAAAATAGATTGGGTACTATTAGGCGGAAATCCAGCGAAAGACCGTTTCTTCTTTATTCGTAGTCCTGCCACTTCTAAACGGTGTCCTGAATATCGTATGGTTACTCCTCAGCGTCCATTGTATGATTTGGAAGGGTTTGGAGATTTATTAGAAAATCCAGAAAATTATATTGATAACAATATGGATTTTGAAAGTTATTTGAACCAAGTATCTTTGGTGTTTGAATAAATCATGACAAAATAAAAAATAATAATTACAAAACTATTATTTTTACTATTTTACTATTTTTACTATTTTACTATTTTTATCAAATTTAAAATCCAGCATCATATCCATCATCACATACACCCATATCACTATTTTTGATTGCGTCTAAATTGTTCTTGATGGTTATATTGTTCTTAGAACATACTTCACTGCTATCTTCCAATGAACCGAACATCTTTTCGATTTCTTTGTTACTGTCCTTCTTAGTTACTTCTACAGTAGGCATATTCTTCATTTGTTCCATATCCAAAACTACTTGGAATGAACCAGTACCAAACACGCCCATTTGTCCCATCATCACATTCGCAGACACACCACGCATGTGGTCGAAATCCGCATGTCGAGAAGCATTCAACAATACCTCCGTATGAACTTCAAATGTCGATTTGGAAATAGGTCCAATATCATCATTCAAAATGCCTGAACGGAAGATGGAAACCATATTCTCAGTGGAGGTCATACGGTCACAAAGAAGACTGAGATGGTGGTAGTTAATGTAGACACCACTAAACTCCATGACCTCAACAAATTCATTGTAGATGATTTGTCTGGCGGCTTCAATACCCAAAACACTGAATGCTTCCTTGATATCGTTTCCAAAGGTTCGGTTGGAATCAATGAAATCTAATGCCAATGTCTCCATTAGATTACTTCCGGTTGTATCCATAATCCAAATGTCCTTGTGTACGTATTTACTATCCTCCTTAATGACAGAGTTTTGTAATTTTCTGGGTAACACATTGGTAACGCCGCTGATTCCACGAAGAACAATGTTATTCAACAGATTGTCTTGGAAAAGACGAAGCATGTAAATATCATCGGATTGGTCCAAGGTATCGGCAATTCCGTTTAATGGTTTCTTTCCCTTGAGAATCTTCTCATTGAGACGAATGCGGAATACCAAGTTATCGGAATTGTAATCAGAATATACACAAGATATTTCATCACCGTGACTATTTGTAATAGCAAAGTGAATATCATCCATGGTAATATTCTTATCAAGCAGGGTCTCAGTATCCATTTCAATACGGATAATCCATTTTGATTTTGATGGGTCATTATCATTATCACCATCGCGGTTACATTCGTCGACCATTTCTTCAAATTCATAAAATTCTTCTAACATTGTGGCATCATCCATTATGTTCGTCGATTTATCATTCGGGTCGAAACAAATCTGTACTGATTTGACTACATCCACCAATTTGGTATGTTCTAACATATTTGAATATTGATTTGCCTTGTCCTGGTCCTGTTCGTCAATTTGGTGCAAGTAAACAGTTAATGAAGGATGCTTAGGGTTTTTGGTAAGACGAAGGATTTCTTCAATCCGCGGCACACCACGAGTCACATTCGACTTGGATGCCACACCACTTAAATGGAAAGTATTGAGAGTGAGTTGTGTAGTAGGTTCACCAATAGACTGACCCGCAATTACACCCACCATTTCTCCTGGATGAACGATAGATTGCTTGTATTTCAAGACAATATTCTCCAAAAGGACCACCAATGCGTTACGATGAAATCGCTTGTTAATTAGCAAATCCTTAGGGGTTAAGTAGAAGAAATATAGGATTTCAAAGAGATAGCTCGGTGCCGAATAACCGATTTGCTTAAGTTTGTTGAAATACTCCTCAATCAATTCAAATGCTTCAAGGGGGGTGATATCCACAATGGTGTTCGAATTCAATTGAAGTTGTCCTTGGATATTAGCAATTGTATTCTGGAAAGCAACCGGAAGATTAACTCCATTCTCATTTTTGTTTTTGAAGACAGATTTTACTACCGAATCGCGATTTTCAATCATCTTTTCAATATATGACTTACACTTCTCCTTGGTTTCTTTTGATTGCTTTCGGGTTCTAGTAGCAGCGCCCTTGGTGAAAATCTTATTAATTTCGGTCTTCTGGTCGTTCGCTCCCACAATATCGTAGTAAAGGTAGATTTCTTCCAAACTCATACCAACCAGCGGGATTGATTGATTTTCAACCTTAGTAGATTCAAACCCATCGTCACCATAAGCAAATTGGATGATTTTGCCCTTGTTATTACGAACGGTCATATCATACTCTACCTTTAAGTCTTCCAGACCTTTGATTAATCTTCTTTGGATATAACCAGTCTGAGAAGTCTTTACCGCCGTATCAATAAGACCAATACGACCACCCATCGCATGGAAGAACAATTCGGGTGCGGTCAATCCAGAAATGTAGGAATTCTCAATGAAACCGCGAGCACCCGGAGAATCGTCATACTTATTGAAATGAGGAAGAGTTCGGTTTTCAAAACCATAGGGGATACGCTTACCATCAACATTGGTCTGACCCAAACAAGAAATCATCTGAGAAATGTTGATGAGAGTACCCTTGGAACCGGAATTGACAATCATCACGAAGCGGTTATCTTTGGCAAGAGATTTGCGACTGATTTTACCAGCTTGTTCGGTTGCCTTATTCAGGATGTTATTTACACTGGTTTCGAATTGCGCGTTGTTTGTGTGAGAAGTATTATTTTCAAAAGTTCCCTTATGGACTTTCTCAATAAGGGATTGAACTTCTTGTTTTTGTTTTGCGATTTCGTGAATAATGGAGTCTTGTGTCTTCCTATTAGCAACCAAATCGCTAATTCCTACACTGAACGCACTCGACTTCATGTATTCTGTGATGACGTTTTGAAGGTCATCGATGAAATTACAAGCAGACATGTTTCCAAAATCGTTGAAAGTTCTATGGAGAATACCCTTCGTAGAAGAACCTAATACAGACTTCTCGATTTGTCCTCGAATATACTTTCCATTGCGGATTTCTAACACGTTGTTTGAAGTCGCATAATCTTCATCTTCGTCAAACAGTTTCGTCTTGAACTTCAATGTTAAGGGTGCCATAATCTGACTTAGAACATCGAAATTTTTGATTTTTCCGCTGTTCTTTTCGCTTAATTCGCGAAGTGCCGCCGTATCTACCTTTGAATACATCATCAGTAAATTCATCACATCACGGGGCGTGAATGAAATGTTGGGGCGGGTAAAACGATAAGACCCTAACAAAGAGTCTTGATAAATGCCGATAATCGGCGCATTTCCAGCAGGACTTATTACTTGATATGGAATCGCTGCTAAATGCCTTAATTCTGTTTCTGCCAACACATTTTGTGGGGCATGTAAATTCATTTCATCTCCATCGAACGCTACCACTGCTACATTGCAGTGGTATATAATCCCAAAGGTTTCCCAGAGGGGCGGACTGTATCTTAAGCAAATTCAGGATGGTTAATCCTTCATCATTCACCCACACCCGTTCAGTCTCTGAACGCCTGTCGTATCCTATCATAACGGACTTAGACAGTAACGCTGCTGATTAGCCAATCCTTAACATTATGACCATTGGGTTCGGTAATTAACCGAGTTCCCCTTATAACGTTTCCATTACAGGGTGGTAGTTAAGGCTCTCAGGCCGTTCCAGCATCAAGGTGTGTCGCATATAAATTGTTAAATTCCTCAGGCATTGTTATATTATTTTTATTATGATACTCTAATAATTTGGTGAAGTGTGTTGTTAGTTGTGTAGTGTCTATACGATTATTTTTTTTTAAGTTTTCGTGTGCTGAAAGAGGCATTGTATTTCTCCAATTAAAAGCTAATAATTGTTCATTTTCATTTGATAAATCAAAATGTGATATAGGGATTACATGGTCGATATGCCATACTGGACCATAATTATCTAAATTGTAATCACTATTATAAGTCATTATCCAATCTAAATAATCATTGGTAGATGTTCCTAAATATTCAATTGAGCTTTTAGCTTTATGAGCTTTCAAACAATTATATATTCTTGTTCTTACATAACGTTTGAATTTTTCTTTAGGGTCATCTCTTTCACAGTCTCGGCATTTTTTACGATTCCATCTAAATCTTTCTTTATGTTTTATTTCAAAACAATACCTACATTCCATATTATCAATTCCAATTAGTTCTTGATTAACTTTTATTTGAGCATCTCGTATAGATTTCTTTTCCTTTTTTAAAGAAGTTGCGGATTCTATGCATTTTTGCCTATAACTTTCATTATTTTTGTAATTTTCTCTTCGTTTATTGTTACTACATTCTTTGCAAAATGTTTGTCTATATTTACCTTTAATTCTGAAATTACTTTCATCCTTAACGATTAAACATATAACACAACGTTTGACGTTTTCTTGGTTCGTATCACTCATCTATTATATCATAATATTTTTTATTTATATTGTTTGCCTAATTCTTAATTTATATACTAGGGGGTATCAACCTTTTCAGTCCCCCTGTTGCCGACCTCAATGGAGAAGTTGATCGGCATTGTAAGGTTTTGTGTCCGCGACGTTCATACGAAATGTGTCACCCTTCTTCATAATCTTAGCGATGTGGCACATCATACTCATCCTATGAAGACTGGGTTGTCTATTAAAGAGAACAGCATCCCCATCCATCATGTGACGGTGAACGATGTCTCCATTTTCAAGACGTATAGAAAGTCGGTCTACGTACCTTAGTGAAATATTTTCACCATTTTTCCGTTCAAGAATCTTGGCACCGGGATATTCTTCCGGACCATTCTGAACGAGTTTCATCAAGAAGTCGCGATTGCGGTCATTCACCGTAATGGGCTTAGTAATATTTGTAGCAATCTTCATGGGAACACCCAATTGTCGGATAGACAAATTGGGGTCACCAGTAATAACAGAACGCGCACTGAAATCAACACGCTTACCCATAAGATTACCACGAATACGTCCACCCTTACTATTCAAACGTCCAGTAATACACTGTAAAGGACGTCCCGAACGTTGTCGCAAACTATCCGCACCCTTGACTTTGTTATTCACAATCATCGCAATGAAATACTGAAGCTGCGTTGATAAGCCTTCAATCACATTTGTAGAAGCCTCGTTCGCAATCTTATCAGCCAAATCACGATTGTACTTGATAATGTTACTGTAAATGTGTGTCAAATCGTCTTCGCTTCTTTGCTGTGCGTCGTGCTTTACAGACGGGCGCATAGAAGGCGGAGGAACGGGTAACACTTGACAAACCATCCATTCGGGACGAGACCATACCGGACTGAATCCCATAAAGGATACATCTTCATCAGAAATGCGACGGAAAGTTTTCAAAATGACTTCAGGGGTTAGACGAAGTTGAACTGTGGTATTCTCACCATCGTCCGTTTCTACCTTGTCCCATGTAGCCATTATTGTAGACATACCTTCTAACTTTATGCTCGTAGGTTGCTTACAACCACAACCGTTTTCAGTAGATTCTCCACACCGCTGTTTTGGTTTCGACGCAAGACTGTAAACATAACTCCATCTTTTATCAGCTGGCATATCAAGCGCATGCTTATGGTCGTTTTTATTGATTAATAACTTACTACATTTATAACATACAACCTTACTTATTTTCATTATTTCTTTGATATGTTGAATGAAGAATACTGGACGCGCCAATTCAATGTGTCCGAAGTAACCAGGAGTATCAATATATGTATACCCATCTGTCGGACAAATTATACCTGGTTCCAATACACCCATTCTTGAATCAAATAGACCATTGGGTACCGGTTTATTGTTTATGTATGTATCACGAGTAGTAACTTCTACCACAGAGTTCTTACGAATCTCTTCGGGTGATAACATACTAAACTGTACCCCAATGATTCGGGAAGGTTGTTTCGGTTCGGTCATAATTGCAATTAAACCCTATAATTATACTGTTTATATTTTTATATCCTTCTTTTCAATTTTCTATATTCTATAAAATTGAAAACCATTTTGATATACTATTCATGATAACTATTTAAAGTCTAGATTTAATCTACTATACAATGCCAGCTACTACCGACAATAAGTTTTCATCCAAGAAGACTTCCTCTAAGAAGATGTCTTCCGCAAACAAGATGAAGTTGCGTAAGTCCAAAGATTCTGATTCGGAAAGCAGTGAAGAAGAATGGGAATCCGAAAGCGATTCTACCTACGAACCTCCTAAAAGACATAGGAAACGTGAGGAGGAAGATGACGAAGACATTGGGGAAACAGAAAGTGATGATGAAGAAAGCGACGACGAAGAAAGTGATGATGATGAAAGCGACGACGACGAAGACCCATCATCCATTAGCCGTGGCGACATACAAAAAATTGTTAACAAAATGTTTCCGTCAAAGTATATGAATAAGCGCGCGAAAACAACCGACAAACTTGAAAAAAAATATACAGGTAAGAATCGCAGTGACAAACATCGTTCATCCAAGAAGAAGGCGAAAAAGTCACGTAAGCAAGAATCATCGACAGAAGAAGAATCTGATGAGGATGAGGAGGAATATGAGG